AGTAGGAGACGATGATGAAGAAAAGCAAATGGTAACTAACTTTTTGTTAAATCAAACTATTAGACTTCGTACAGATATCGGCTTTTATACTAATCCTTTAGAGTTTGAAAAACTTACTAAAACAGCAGTGCCTATGGCACAAGTTGTACAAGATGTACATAGAGTAGTAGGTGATATAGGAGCGTTGTTTAATGATAATATTGAAGATGATGTCTTTGAATCAGGCACTTTTAAAGATCAACCTAAATGGTTAATACATGCAGGGCAATTATTGCCAGGATCTGCACAAGGCATTAGACTATACAGAACAGGAGACAAAGTAATGGATTAAAAAAGCAGCCCATTATTGGGCCGCTTTCATTTTTTCCATCTCTTCTTCGGAAAGTTCTGTTATAACACATCTAGCTAAATCAAATCCATCTCTGGATAGTTTAGTAATTAAACTTAAAGCTATTCCATCGCCTTTAGCAATTTGTTCGCCTATTTTTTGAATAGCATACATAAGATCAGCAGCTTTCTTTTCATCAGATTGCCAAATTCTATCCCTGTTTTTACTATTTTGTTTAGACAGCAGATTTATAGCTTCACGAACTTTAATTTTTACTTTGCCTTGATCATAAATAGTGCCCTCAAGTTCTAATGCGCAGTTTAAAACTACTTGCATAGCTGAGAGCATTATAATATAAGTAGTAGTTTCAGGCAGTAACGGCTTTTCCATCTTTTCCTAATTGATACATGCGTTCTAATAATCCAGCTAAAGAGTAAATCTCATGAAGTATCTGATCTCCCATCCAATATTCAAAAGGTTCCCACACTATCACCTCATCAGGTGGATGTATTTGCTCTCCTTTTTCACATACTTTTTCTAAAAGTTTTAACTGTTCTTCTATAGATAATCCGCCATTTTCAAGACATAAGAAAAATCCTGCTGCTTCAATTAAAAATTCTCTCTGTTTCATCAGTACACAAAATTATCAAGTTCTAACTCTAATACTTCTTCTAGATCTTCTTCAAGTTCTTGATCTTCTAATTCTCTAAATCTATCTAATCTAAACGCAGGTTCTTGATGAGTTTTAATTAGATGAATATAAATACTAGGATTAACTACTTCTTTTAAATACATTCCTGGTACTATACCTTGATTCTCGACTATAGCTCTTACTGTGTAGATTTGACCTTCTTTAATCCAGGATGGAAAAGCATATTTTACAAAATCTTCTTTGCCAGGTTTAATACTTGCATCTACACATACTACTTTTTTACCTACTGTCATAGCTCTGGCGCTTTAAATTTATGAGACTTTAATACTTTGTTATCGCCAAAGCGGTAAGTTATAAATAACCCATCAGTTTCTTTGCAATAAGTCTGTATACCTTGCTCTTTGTAATGTTTATAAGTTATAATAGCATCTTCCTGGGTAACATCTGCTTTAGACATATTAGACTGATAGATCTTTTCAATGGTTTCTTGTGGATCTATTCCAAATTCCATCATAGCTCTGATAGTTACCCACAATAAATCACCTAAACCATCCTGAGTTTCTTTAAGATCTTTAAACGCAATAGCTTCTTCTGTCTCTTTTAACTCTTCTCTAATCAGTTTAAGTGCTAAATCAACACGTTTGTTATCAGGAAATCCTAATTCTTTTTTAATAGGTAAATCAAATACCTTACTCCAATGAGCTATCAGCTCCGTTATTGTTTTCTGTACCATAATTTAAATAAAATTGTTTTTCTTCTTCTGTTAAATTTTCCCAAGTATAAGATTTATAATCTATACCTGCGAGTAATTCTTCTTCTGTGTAATATTCTTGATTTTTATGCCCAAAAGTAATAGAAAGATGTTTACTGCTTCTTTGTTTTTCTAAGATAAAATCTGTAAAAATACTGTGTATAGCCCAATAATCTATTTTATACTTCTGAGATATCTTAACTAAGTTTAATCCATTTATAATATCTTGCTCAATCTTTTCTAGATCTTCTTTTTTAAAGATTTTTTTATTAGGATTAAAATACTTACCAGTTGAATTTTTCTCTTCCATAGGTTTCTAGTAATAAATCAACTTGAGCAAAATTGGGACATTCCCATTTAGTATGTTTTATATCTGCAACCATAGGATGTTCCCAAGAAAATACATGATGATCCGTAGCCAGTACTTCTGCATATTTTATAGCCTCTTTTCCCCATAGCAAAAATATAGTGCCTGGTTTATAAAGAGTAATACTATATAGTACCATGCCGAAGAATTTTTTCCAGTCATCACGATGTGTTCTAGTTTCTCCTTTGCGACAAGTTAAACTTCGATTTAGCATTAAAATACCTTGACTAGCCCAATGTTCAAAGCTTGTATCAAAATCTAGATACAACTCTTTCTTATAATTAGCTACGCATTCACGAATTTTACTAGCTGAAGCATTAGTATAGATAACAGATGTATCAGCAAATGCTAACGATCCCGTACCTGTATACGGCCCAGGTTCTGTACCTATTACTACTGCTCTGAGATTATCAAACGGACAAAGCCTAAAGGCTTTAAATATATCTTTTTTCTCTTCAGGATACATATTAACAAAAGCATAGTCAAAGACAAGCCCGTTAACTAACTTGTCCATTTCTTCGGTTTTCAGCACAGGCTTTAAAACTTCGACCCAAGAAACTCCCAGTTGTTTAACCCAGAATTCTTTACCTCTTTGCATGCGATTAATTCTTTTCTAAGGACTTCAGATCTTTCCTTATAATAATACTTCTCCTGTTCAACTCTTTTATAAACAGTTGCTAAAAGTTTATAAGCAGCTTTTTCTGCTTTTAGTTTTTCTTTAAGATCTTTAATCTTTTCTTTGTCTGTCTTTGCCATCTTTTAAAGTTTAAAAGGGAGGAATAACTCCTCCCTATCATTAGAAAATCTAATTATTATGTAGATAAAAAATCGGAGGAGCTAAAACTCCTCCGATGGTAATAAATCTTTTTGAATATGAATTTCAGTAATAATTTCTTTAGTTAATATTTCTTTAGCATCATCTATTATTGGCCAGACTTCTTGATCTCCTAAATCTGCAGGAGAATAAATGTCTTTACCTATAAAAGTGAGTCTTTCTTCCCAGCTATTTTTAAGCACATCTGCCTTATTTAAAATCAAAGGCAAAGTAAACACTTTACCACTGAAAAAATTATTAGCTAGTATTAACCGTTTTGCTTCAGTACTTACTTGAGAATAACCGCCGTTGATAATTAAATCAAAGTCAGCTTTCATTTCTTTAGAAACTGAAAAAACTATTACAAAACATCCTTTATATTCATAGTCATCTACATAATTAGTAAGTGCCTGAATTGTTGAATAAAAAGTACTAAAATCCACATCTTGATAGCTCCTCACTACAACAAACACATAAGTCGTTTCTTCATTGCTTTTGTATTTTTCAATCACATTGTCTTCTAAATATGCATTTACAAATCTAGTATTGTGTTTAAATCTTCCAAAGCGATCTCTGATATCACAGTCAAACAAACTTTTTGGTATTTGAAGCAGCGGAAACAAAAAAGTCGCTGTCTTTGTGAATTTTATTTCTTTCATGTTTCAAGCATTAAATAACCTCCGTTTAAATAATATTCCATTGGATAATCCCAAGCATTATTTTCTTCAGCATATTTATATCTAGTTATAGATTGAGTTAATCCTTCTAATAGCTTACCATTAGGTAACTCCCCTCCACTAAATCCTATTTTATCTATTTCGCTTCCTACAACAAATATCATAGGTAGATTCTTTAAATCTTTTTCTACTGCAATATAATGGAAATAGTTTATTAGATAATTTTTTGCTAAAAGATCTTGAATAAAAGAATGTTGGGCTAAGCCAACACGATAAGTAGCTGCTTGAAAATCATAGCGATAATACCAAAAGTCAGATTGAAAACTATTAATACTTTTACCTGTGGTTTTAAAGTCAATAGGAGTAATTATTTTAGTTTTATGGTTAACCACTACTCTATCTAATTCTCCTTTAATTTCAATCCCATCCATGTTGAATTCTACAATAAACTTATCTAAGAACTCAACTTCTGTATCATATTTTTTATCGACAAATGGTCTAATAAATTTATCTGATTTTAGAGCCATTACACACGACACAGCATTTGAATATTCAGTTTCTGTAACAGTAATCTTTCCCTCAGATTCTGTAAGAATATCAAAATACTTACCACCTTGTTCTATTATTTTATCTACTCTAGTATCATCTTTCCATTTAGGTTGATAGTCTTGATACTTGCAGTGTTTTAAAATAACATCTTTGTAGTTACTAATTTCTGTCACAGGAACTATGTCTTCTTTAATTTCTTTATACACGCCTATTACGATAGCTTTTACAGTATCAGTACATTTAATACTATCAGGAATGCGATAAAATTTTTCATCAAATTCTTGCTTAGTTCCTGTTAGCATAATGTCTACCATAGTGCCAAAAGTAAAATGCTCAGCACTGCCATCATCATCTTCTTGGTACTTACGTTGTGCATCTAAGAAATTCTTAGGACTGATCAAAATCTTCTTTAAAAGACTTTGATTTAATTTATTGATTTCTTTATACTCTGCCATTATTTCTTTATGGTTTTAAGTTTATACACAAGTTTTCTGTCTTTTAGGTTTGTGACAGGAATAAACTCATAAGTAGTGCGGCGGAGATATTCTACAGTGTCGTCGGGAAGAATACCCTTCTTGATTAATACATCATCTAAACACTTAAGCCATATCAACGCTAAGTTACCTATATCCCAATTAGGCTTATACCCAACGAGGGCAGGTTTCCATTGCACTTTACGTTTGTTTGTTTCCTTGTCCATGACCATTTTCATGTTCCCAAAGTTTACAGGAGCATATACCGTCAGCCTAGTCTCTACAGGCCCTTGAATAGTTAAATTCTCAGGGATATGCTTTTCAATATAACCATGCATGGCTGCTACGAGAGCAGCCCGCGTGGTATAATGAACAGAGGCATGAATCTTATTGTAACCAATTTTGACCCATATCTTTTTAGTTTGAGGTATGTGCGTAATAAATTCTGGAAATTCTAATTTTAATTCTGTGTTTGCCATAATTACGCTTGTTTGTTAAATCCAGGTAAAAGTCTGGTTAGTAGGAACGACAACTTCAAGATCTTTAGGAGCTTCGGGTTCAGGAACAAAATCCTCCATAAGTTTATACTCATAGTTTTTGTTCAAGTACTTTGCTATTTCCTCATTTACTGTTAGAGTTTTGACCTGCACCATGTTAGAGAAAAAAGCACTAGGATTATTCAACTCTTCTCTAATAAGAGCGTTGATCATACCAGAAGTTAACACTCCTTTTTCCATTAGCTTTTGAATCTTTTCATCAGTACTAAACCCCATTCTGTGTTTATCTATACCAAGATAGCTCAATAAACTCTTAAAGTTAACATGATTTACGCTTCTGCAGTCTCTGAGTCTTGCATGATATGTACTCATTAACTTCAAAATATAAAACAAACTTTCATTGAGTTTACAGTTAGCCATGATCTCCATCGCCAGCACATGATTGTCTTGATCAGAGCTTGATAACATTGCTGCTAATTGCTCGTAAACCTCTTTGTTAACCAACACAGCATCATCGCCATTGATATGCTTTAACAATGCACCCTCATCGATTATCTCTTTGCCGTCTAAGAATTTTACTAGCTCTTGATATTCTTCTTCTACTTCATAAGTATAAGTAGAACCCTTGCTGTTATTAAACTCATAGGCAGGATTTACTATCAGACCTCTATACAAGCCATCATCTCCCATCATAGAAAGAGATCTATAGTCAGAAATTATAACAGGTTGAGTATAGAACTCTAAAGCAGTTTTTACTCTTTCTATAGTAATGTCATCAAGTTTCTTCAACTCTACTAGTCCTTCAAAACAAGCAATAAACTTTTCTGTACTAACTTGATAAGACCAACTTCTTGTGAGTACTTTATTGTTACTTAGTTTACTACCAAATACTACGTCAGCTTCTTTAAAATCTCTAACTGTTTTGATATGATAATCAAGAGCAAATTCTTTAAGCTTAACTCTAGGAATGTTTACTCCAGGCAGAAAGAAAAACTTATCTTTCATATTAGGAGTATAGTCTTTTTTGACAATCTTAAATGGGTCTCTACCATCTATTAGGCAACTAATTTGTTCTAATTTAATGTCCCATAATTGCCCATTAGCATCAACCTCGCCTTCAAATTTTAAAAATGTTTCCATAATTACTTAATTACCATGTTAGCAACTTTAGGATTAAGCATCAGTTTTGCAAACTTAGCTTTGTTCCCGCCCAATAATTCTTTTGAAATATAATATTTCAAGTCGTCTGAGAATGCAGTACAAGTAGTAGTGATTTTAGAGAGTCTAGCTATCATAGTATCTGGCACAGGCTGTGTTTTAGCTTTTGTCAAGCAATAATTCACAATTCTAGTTGCCATTACGCTAGACAAATCTGCGCGGAAATTATCATCTACTCCGACAATAGCCTCAAGAGTTTCGAACACTGCTTTTTCGTCTTTAGTCATAATCTCATCAGGAGAAATAAGAGTATCTAGTTTGTTATTGATAAACATCACAAACATAGAACTGAAATCTACTCCTACAGAGCCCTCACCAATCATTTGGATCATAGGAAGCTCTTCATAGAAATTCTGAATAGAACTGATAGCATTGAAAAACGTAGTAATACTTCTTGGATTGACCCTTTGGTTTACTAACTCTGGGTTCATCAACATGAAATTTATACAACGGCCATCTATGCCTACATCTTCTGCCCAACGAGCCCAAACATTAACATCATACTTTAACTCCACAGAGATAAAACGAGTCTGCTGCGCAACGTCAAGAGAAGTTACATTGTAATCACCATTGTCAGGATTAGTAGTCAGGATAACATGCCAGTTCTTTGGCAATTTCCACGATGCATATTCTTGACGATCACATATCTCCATTACTGCTTGCATGAATCTGTGGTCGGCACGAGTGAAGTCATCGAGTATTAAGAACCCGCCTTCTTGCTTACCTTGAATCCATTCAGGGGCAGCATGCGACATACGCTTGCCTACTACACGATAACCTTTGGAACTTGCTGTCTCAATTTCTTGCTCAGTAATCCAAAGAGTTTTACCTTCTGAGTTACGAACCTGATATTCTTTAACAGGGAAGCCAATTAAATCACCCAGTTCTTCGAACTGCGCTAAATTTAGCTTAACCATGTCCATGTTAGATTCTTTGGCTATCTGCAAAATTGCAGAAGTTTTACCGAGTCCCGCATCGCCGACGATGTTAATAGTTACAGGAACTTTACCTTGCTTTTGGATATGTTGGTTATTGCTAACCATGTGGGATAAAAATCCCTTTAATTCATCTATGTTTAATTGTACTTGACTCATAATTCTAATTTTATAATTCGTCCAGGGAGATCAATATCCTTATTAGATCTTTCAGACAATACCCACAATACAGGCTTACTAGGCTTGATGTTAGTGCTACACTCGCCGTCAGTAAAATAGATCAAGCTTGTGAATTCTTTATGTCTTTCATAGTATTCTAATACAGGATCGAAGCTGGTTCCCCCGCGCCCAGCAACTTTCATTTCAAATTTGCCTTTGTAATCTTCTTCAGATCTTATCATAGTATCGCATTGTAGAATTTTAATATCTACGCCACATTTGTGAAGATGATGAATCTCATTCATAAATTCTTTGAGCTCATCATTACTTACTGATCCAGAAGTGTCAATACCTAAAAGCATTTTTTGGCGCATCTTTACACGCAATGCAGGATTATCAGGAAACTTTAGATTTTCTTTTCTTCTAGTTTTTCTAGTAAAAATCTTTGTACTTACTCCAGTAAACCTTCTTACATGCTCACGCCAGTTAAATTTAGGCGGCACGATTTCTTCTAAGATAATCTTGTCCTTTAATTCATCAGGAACATGTCCTCCGCAGGCTTTAGTTTTAGTTTCTGCGTCATTTAGAATCCTTTGAACTTGCTTATCTAGAAGCTTTCTTTCTGCTTCGCTCATATTTTCAAACTCATCCCAAGTACTATGATCAGGAATGTCTCCATTATCAATACTATCTAGAAGTTTGTCCATATTGTCGCAGCCACAGGTGCCGTCTTTGTCTTTCTTATCTTTAAACTGTTTAAGCTTGTCATAGTAATATCTACAACCAGCTTTTAGATCCAGATTAAGATCAGAATAGTCTTCGATCTTTATTCCTCCTTCAGGAAGATCGTCCCCGTCAATGTATTGATTGATCTCCATGTCCATAGCTATGTTAGCCATTTTCTTATCGGAGAACTTAAAATACATTGTTAAATGCCCAAATGCAATATGCAGCAATTCGTGTTTAATAAGGCCACGTCGATGAGCATCGGATAATTCATTCCAAAACTTTTCGCTTATATACAGCCTATAATTAATTCCGTCTTTGCTGACACCTGCAGTCGGCACTTTATCAGTCCAGATTCTATTTAATCCAAGCAAAAAGAACCCATAATAAGGTTCTTTGAGCATTAAATCTTTACTGGTTTTACTTAATGATTCTTGTTTAGTCATAGCTCACTAATTTTAGTATTTACAATCTTAACCGCTTCTTCTATGCCTACTGCTTTTACTAAGTCACTAAAGTCTGTTACTTTAGGTAATTCAGGCACAAAGAAGTGCGGTATATTATAAGTCTCAGTAAAACTTTCAGATAATTTCTTACCTGGCTCATCATTGTCAAACAGACAAATTACTTTTTTGAATCTAGATTTATACTCATCCATTACAGACTGCTTCATCATTACTGACTCAGACTGCAAACCTATAGCACTAATATCCATGCAATCATGTAAGCTCATTACATCTTTTAAAGACTTTGTTATAATCAGTAAATCGCCAGAAGTGGGAAGTTGAGTATAACCTTGATGAACTGTGTAATTAGCGTTATTGATCCATTTTTTTATTTTACTTTCTAATGGTTGATATATCTTATAACTTACTTTACTGTCTTTGATTTCTACATATGCATAAGCATAGTCACTTGTTTTTACAGCAGTGGTATTATAAAACACATAACTAATAGGATAAACATTAAACTTTTCTAAAGTTTTCTTTTTAATTCCAAATGAAGACCAATAAGCTTTATCACGTATCTGCCATTCTCTAATTTTAATACCGAGCTCTATAGAGTCTTTCTGTACTATTTTAGTGTATTGAACAGGAGTTTGAGATACATTAATGTTAAATTCAGCTAGCTTCATATCAGCTGCAACTTTCTTTAATGCTTCTGAATAAGAAAGATTAAACATTTTAAGAACTAATACTACAAAGTCTCCAGAATCGCCTGTGGCAAAATCCTTAAACATTAGTATGTTTCTATTTACTTTATGAAAATAAAGTGCAAATGATGGAATATTATCCTCACGAAGAGGACTATGGAAAACGCCAAGTTTGCTTACATCTTCTCCTAGATAAAAAGCATAAATCTCTTCTTGAGTGACATGTTTTAATATATCCTCTCTAGTAATTAAACTGTTAAACGAAATAGAATTAAGATTGATCTCTTCCATAAAATAAAAGGAGGGGGCTGATAGAACCCCCTCCTGTAAAATTAGTAATTATCACCAATCATCTCCGTCAGTGCTAGCCGCAGCAGAAGAAGCTACAGGTGCAGCAACATTATCTGCTTGAAGCTTAGCCATAGCATCAAGATTACCTGGTTTTAATCTTGTATCTGCAAGAGCAACATTCATTGACTCTACAAACGGTACCCAACTACGAGGCTGGATATAATTCTTTACAGAACTAGTAGTACCATAATTAGCAAATACACGAAACTTAGGCCCTTGAGTTAATCCATCACGAATGATTTTCATACAACCGTCTAGCATTTCTTTTGCCGAGTTAAAGTTAGGAAACTGATAAGTGTTTCCATAGATAGCATGGATTACATGTTTCATTACTTTACCTTGCTTAGCGATTTGCTCATCTACGCTAGAATACTCAGTAGCTTTTTCTACATACCAGTAAGAGCTATTACAAGAACCTCCTACTTCATCAGTGAAAGTAAGCTTGTAATCAGGCGAGCCTTCTTTATCTTCAGGCTTCTTTTTGCTGATAGATAAAGTTACATTCTCAGCAATACCCGCTTTACCATCGTTAAATATTGCTTTACCTTCCGCTGCATCAAAAGATGCGTCATTCAAATTAATCATTGTTTTGTTGTTTTAAAAAATTAATAAATTACCAAACGTCTTCATCAGTATCTGCTGCAGTAACATCATTGGCTACTGTAGTATCTAAATGAAATTCTACTTCTTCTTCTACTGCAGGCTCTGGACATACCTCTTTTATAACATTAGCAGACTCTTCTTCAATTACTTCTTCTACGTTATTAGTAACTGTGGCCTCAGTAGAAGTCATTAATTGAAGTTCACCATAAGAATTTTCCATAGCAATTGCTATATTATTCTCTACTTCTGAATTTAGATCCCAACGCTTAGCGATAAACTCATAAGTTCTCTTATCACTAAGAGTACAAGTTTTAGTTAGCTGAAAACCAGCATCACCTTCTGCTTTACGGACAAAAATTCTTTTTCCGTTTGTTTCAAAACCAAAGCTGATTCTGTCTTCGCCTTGAATACCAAGAGCTTCTTGAGCTGCTTTGTTAAAACTAAACTTACGGCCAGCACCTGGTTTATCAATTGCTGACATTGTTACTACAGGATGAGAAAATTTCTCCTGCTTTCTTGTTCTTTGTGCGGGAACTTCTCCCCAAACTACATTCTCCATGTTGTTTTGTTTTTAAATTAAAAGATTAAATTGAATAATAATCGCGAATAGCGTGATTTACAATAGCCAAATCATTGTCTATTGCTGTCTCCTCGAACATTTCTAAAGGAGTTTTACAAGTATCAGATCCTGATGACACAGTTCTGAATACATGTTTGTTAGGTTGCCCAGGTGTTTTGATGATCTCAGCATAAAGAACTATTGTGCTGAATGACTCAGGCACAAAGCGCTCTAACATTTTGCCTTGAACGCCTATACGTTCAGAACCAAAACCTGCCTCATCATAATGAGTTTCTGGATGCGCAAACAGATAAACTATAATATCTTCTCTCATAGAGTCATTAATAAAGTTTATCAGATCATACTGGGCAGCTGCCATTTTAGTCCATTTATCAAAGCCTTTCTCTGCTCTGAATGCTGGATTCATAATGGCGTCAGTCATAATTCTTGACCATGTATCGACTATGACAGTTTTTACATTAGGCAAATCATTGACTTTTTTTAATGTAGCAATGACTACATTCACATCAGAAGTTTTACGATAATTACGCTTGTCTTCATTGTACTTTAGATTAAACTGCTTAAACGGCAGAGCCTTTTGGTCTGTGTTTATAATCACAGTTTCATCTGGATTTAGATTTCTTAGCGAGGTAGATTTCCCCATACCTGATTTCCCAACCAGGAACACTAATTGCCCCATAAATGTTTGATTTTTAGATTATTTACTATTTAATAAAGATAATGAATTTTAAGTTAAATCCCTAATTTCCTGACGCACTTTTTGCTGCTTTTCGCCTTTTCTTTTACCATAAGATTTACCTCTCAGATGGGGATGTTCCTCTTGAACTTTGCGAGATGCACGACCAAAGCTGTCTAGATAAGGAATAACTCTTTTTTCCATGTCTTTTAGAGCCTCTTTAAAAGATGTATTCATATCATAGTTTATCTCTTTGAGATAATGATAATACAATCTTTCATTAGAATCCCTTAGTTCAGGATGCTGAGTCAGCTTCTCCTTTACCCATAGGTACTTGTCCTTGATCATGTTGTACTACTGTTATTAGTAAGTTTTCTTGAGTGTCAAGGATTTTTCTTATATATTCCCATTTAGCGCCATATTCTGGTGCTGTAATTAAAGGAAAAGTAAGTTGAATATAGCTCTTTGCTGCTATAGCTTCACTAGATAGTTTTTTTAAACAACTTTTTAAAGCACTATACTCAAAATGACCCCCTGGTTCCATGCTTACATAAAAATTAAGGATTGATCCAGCATCAACTCTTGTTCCAGAATAGTCTCCAATTCTATATTCAGCAGGTAAAGGAAATTCTTCATCTACTGCTGTAATTAAATTAAACTCGTCTGCTAACTCTTTAGCTAAGCCAGTCATTACTTTTTGACAATTAGTAATATTTGCCAAAATATTTGGCACCTTACCTTCTTTAAATAATTCAGGGATATTCCCTACGATTGATTTTACAATTGGCATTATTGTTTATTTATTTGATTACGATAATATTCATCAATTTTTCTGAGCTCTTCAGGCTTACCTTGGAGCTCGCTTATTGGAGGTAATTGATAATAACCCCCATACTCGCCTATAAACAGGAAGCTAACAAGTAAATTGCGCTTACCATCACGATTCTTTAGAATCTTTAAAAGCCTATAACGATCCTTAAACTTAGTAATATCATAGCCTAGACAATTATCTACTCCTACATAAAATGGACTTTCCAAACCCATCACAGTATTAGCATCTTCGGCAAGATTACCAGTGTCCTTAATATCTTGGAGCTCTGGCATCCATCCTTCTTCTGCTTGTCTGTGTTTTTGATTCTTATCACGATTAATCTGCGATACAACTACAGGACTGAAATTACACATGTTTCTGAAAAACACAAGATGCTTAGAAGCCATATCGATAGCTTCTTTCTTGCTGTTAAAATCTTTGTAGTTTATATGGCCAATGTGATCTATGATAATTAAAGTTATCAATCCAGGATTATTAGGAGTGTAGCTTAAGATATTTCCTTCGTCATCTCTTTGAAACACACCGCGTCTCTCTGCATAAGTTACCAGATCTCTAAACAATGACTTTGGACTAAGAGATGTTTTGAAGTATATATACTTCTCTTGAATCTCATCCATTCGTTTCTCATAGCTTAGTACTAACTGCTTTATCTCAGGTCTTATTTGTAATCTACCCTTTGATTTAATCTCATTAGTGTCAGATAGTATTCCATGTTCTTTCCAGAGCAAACTTACTATATGTTTGGCAATTTGATCTTCAGGCGGAATCTCTAAAGAATAATAGATAATCTCTAAATCATGAATATACCCAGGATTATTCTGCAAGAAACTTATCGCGCCATACACATAGGTAGAATCTAGAAAAGCAGATTTACCAATAGATGTCGGTGCGAATATCAAATCATAACGACGTTGCTGAATATTCTGAATATGATCACTTAGAGTAGTAAAGCCCTCAAAAGGAATGCCCGTATTGAGCCCTTGCTCGCCGCGTTCTATTTCCTGTTTTAGCCTATCCCAATATTTAACTTTTGCCATCTTTTAAGAGTTTAGTAACATATTCTATTTGATCAATAATAACCTGCGCTTCAGGAATCACTGCCACATGTTGATTTAATTGATACAGCTTAGCTCTTAAACTTGTTAAAGGCACCTCTGGATCGTAGTCTATTTCTTTATGTCCTAATAGAACATTTAGACACTTTTCATAATTAGTTCTTTTGTTTACTAGCTTACGACCTACAGCATGCTCTAGTTTCATATATCGCAAAAGCTCATTAATGTATTTAATCTCTTTTTCGAAATGCTTGATACTATACTCTAGATCGATTCCGTGTTCCATTCTTGTTCCTCCTTTCCTGTTTCTTGAATAAATACTTCCCATTGCTCCCATTGTGAGTTATTCATTACTGTTTCCATGTTTGGCAAAAACTGCAGCTCATTTGCGAGCTTCTTCTTTGCAACAAACGCAGAGACAGCTTGAATAGCCAACTGATGCTGAGCAATTGTTTTAACTCTACTGAGATATTTCTTCTCATGTTTTAATGCTACCTGTGAGTTAGGATTCGCGCCCCTAAGAACACGAGCCCCAACTCTAATAGGATAGCAATTATAAAATTCCCAGAAATTAATCTGATCAGATCTTATACCCAACAGTTTCTCCACATGTTTCTTGCTGATAATAGTCTCAGTAAACTTACTGCTTGTGCCCAAGATATAGCTAGTGCCAGCTAATTCATCTCTTATGGCCAATGCTTTTAGCTTACCAAATATCTCTAGTATATCATCAAATTTTTGATAATACATTAAATACAGCAATACAGCATGATCAGGGGTTAACTTCGAGCTCTTGAGCGTCGATAAGTTGAGTGTTACTTCTGTCTTCATATATGTCTAAAAATTCTTCCAGTGTACAGACACTAACTCTGTCTTTGTTAATGCCTTCTAAGCGCTTCTTCATCCAAACCTCTTCCTGTGTGCCAGGAGTATAGAGATTAATAATCACAGCCTCTTTATCAGGAGTTTTCCTAACCACACGGCCTAATTGCTGAATGAAAGTACGCTTTGTGCTTGTAGACCCCGCAATAATAGCTAGAGAACAATCTGGAACATTAAAGCCCTCGTTTAAAGCCTGCACAGAGCTGAGAAACCTAACTTTAGTTCTCTTGTCTTTAAACCTCTTGACTATTAATTCCTGATCCTTTCTCTTAATCTTACTGTGGAAAGTCATACAGATATCCCCTAGAGTATCTTGCAAACTTTCAGCAAACTCCGTAGTAGCGCTAAAGATCAAACCATTTCTGTCGCTAAACAGATCTATGATTTTCTTTGTAGCTACTATTTTATTGCTGTTATTCTGACAGATACTCTTGCGCTTACGAAGAGAGTTATAATAAGCACCTGCCTGACCTTGCAAAGCTTTATCGCTAGACTTTAGATAACTTGTAGCATTTTTAAATGCATTAGCACCGTGGCCTAACTTAGCTGCAAAATGCTTAAAGGCATTATTAGCTTTATTATACTCTATTTGATCATCATTTGATAATACTACAGGAATATTGTAAACTTTATACGGCGCAATCCATCCATTGTCAAGCGCTTCATCTACGCTGATCTGATCAAAGACTTTTAGATACTCCAGTATTATCTCGTGAAATCCGTCTTCTCTCTCCAAAGTTGCAGTGAGTCCCAAGATATATTCACACGTAACAACGCTAAAAATATTTCTAAAGCTTTCTGCAGCATATCGATGAATCTCGTCTAACACCAACATATCTACATTGTGTATCGCCTTAATTGCGCTATTGATAACCATTACTTTGGCTATCGTTACTTTGTTTTTCTTTAGCTCCTCTTCCCATTGAGATTTAAGCTCTAGTGTAGGCACTACTACTAGGCAAGATTTGATATCTTTTTTAGGTATCATACCTTTGATAGCCATAATAGCTGTGTAAGTCTTACCGAAACCTGTTGGATATTCAGCAATACCGCAAAAATTACTTTCCCTCCACCGTCTCAATCCCAATATCTGTCGAGCTGTTCTGTCTAACATCTTGTCCATTGTGAATACTTTTTAATTTGTAATTAACTACACTACGAAATCCGTGTTTATGATCCGCAGATGGAACCAATTCTGTGTATGTTTCTGGATATACTTCATCAACAACCCATTGTTGATAATGCGGCAATATACTTTTTCTTATAGGATCATTTTCATTACTAGTTTTTAATAAATAACTAATAGTTGCATGATCTCTACACATTAACCTTGCTATCTCAGAATTATGTAATCCTTCTTTCATTAGTTTAATTACAAAGAGTCTTCGTAACTCTACCATATAACTGTTTTGTATGTCTTTTACAGCTTTAAAATACCAGTGTATAGGTAAATAAGAAGCTAGTCTCATTGTAGTTTCTATGAGAGAATTAATATGATCCTCAAAACTGTCTTCATTAAATTTCATTAGTGCTTCCAATTTAAAGTTTTACAAGGTTCAGCATTAAGCTTGATAGTCTTACAAAATACTTCACCTGCATTTTCCATACATTCTTTTAGTACTATAGATAACTCTTCTGCTAGCTCAGCAGGAGCTTCTACAATCCATTCATCGTGAACCACATTAGGTAATAATACTCTAAACATCAGATCTTTCTCCAACAAATATCTAAAGAAATATATCCCAGCTAGCTTTGTAATATCCGCAGAAGTACCTTGAATAGGATAATTTAGCGACATCCTTTCGATGTCACCTTTCTTCATAAAATATTCACGAACTTTTGGCTTGAAATAAGTCTTAAAGATAGTGGAATCTTGCGACTTTTCCAACTTATATTGATCCCAAAATCCTTCAGTTTCATAAATTTCTTTATGAAGTTTTTGGTACTCATCAAAGAATGGAATGAAGCATTTTCTATTGCTGATATTATTGAACTGAATGTAACCCAAACTCAACGCTTGTTGCTTCTCTTTCTTGAAGTAGTTATTAAGCCCAGGGAACGCTTTAAAATAAGCTTTGTAGACTTCTTCACCCTCTTCCATAGAAATGTTTAGATTCTGCGCTATAGTTATCCCAGTGCCGCCATAATTAATAGCAAAGCCCGCACCTTTTGCGATCTGTCTTTTTTGCTTATGGTTGTCTTTAATTTCATCTAAGCTCAACCCTGACAACTCAGGGAATATCTTAGATGCAATAAAACTATGCATATCACCTAAACCTTGTTGATAGAAATTCAGCAAGTCTTTGTCCAAAGATTTATTAGCCAACACTATTTGTTCCTGGCCGCTATAGTCGCTTACAAGTAGTAAGTTACCTGGCTGGGCTTGAAAGCAAGATCTTGTACGATTATCGGACGGGATATTTTGCATATTAGGCAACTGAGGCAAGCCTTTTTTTGGCGCACCCTTCTGACCACTAGACAATCTACCAGTGTTCATGATCTGAGTATAGTTACTATGGATCCTGCCTGTAGCTTTGTTGATATAACCAAACCAGTTTTCACCATAAGTACTTACTTCTTTTTGGTTCTCTTTGTACTCTAAATAAATTCCTACAAGTTCATGTTTCTTTCTTTGTGGCCCTAAGACTTTCTTGTCTATAGAATCTTTCATGAAACCTGTTTCTTTATCTTTTGTCAAAGTGTCTACGCCTAAAGATTTAAATAACGGTATAACTTGTTTCTCAGAGTTCCAGTTGATTCTACAACTTATGCCCGATTCAAACAGAGACAACTGATTATCTACAAATTGCGGATACTTATCAGCATTGTCTAGAATAAACTGATCTAGTTTATCTTTGATAGCTTGCATGTCTTTTAGATCATCTTCGCATTTCTTACGCCATTCTCCAGGGTTAAGATACATGCCACAGTATTCAATATAAGCTAGTACCAACACAAACTCATTGTCTAAACTTGCAGTTCTCGTTAGTTGCTTTTCTTCTAATCCTACTATTTGCTTGCGTCTTATCTGATGAAGATACTTCACATCATCAGCAGCATATTTGATAACTCTTGTGCTAAGTCCTTCGCGATGAATATTACCACGAATAGATTTATCTAGTTCTATCTTACAGTATTTATAAGTCACAGCGTCCAAACTTCTTCGGGCTGTGTCAATACCAGTAGTTAAGATTCTTTCCACAAGAAAGCTATCAAATATCTTTTTAGGCACAATACGCCTATGATACAAAAACCTTAAGTCAAACTTTGCATTATGCATTATTAACTCTTTTGTTTCCAACAGCTCTTTAAATAGATTAATATCTACAGTGCTGCAGTCTACAACAAATTGTTTCTCACCATTGCCTAGCTGAATAGATATCAGCTCACAGGTATATGGATCAAAACCTCTAGTTTCTGAATCATAGCCTATTATGTCTAAAGTCTTTAAATAATCTATAGCTTCTTGTACAGTAGCCATAGAATAGCCAACAGGAGTAAACATCTCCTGTTGACCTGTTACTAAATAAATCATAATTAAACTCTCCTTGCTCGATTGAGCTTTCGTTGCATTTTTTTCGTTTGCTTCTGGATCATTTTTTGACGTAGTTTATACGTATCAGTATTTACTCTAACACTATAATTAATTCCAGAATAGCAAGAACAAAGTATAATTAACAAAAATATTTTAATCAACGTCAGCATTATCGTTTGAAATAGTTTTAAGTAATGCTTTCAATTTCATATATCTTTTTGTTCTACGATACATTTTTAGCCTTACAATTTCTTTAATGCCATATTTAATAGCAATTTTCATTTTTTAGTAAGATTAAAATTAATATAAGCTTGAGCTTTGCGTCTCGTATCAAATTTAATAATTATTTTGTTCTTGTCTTTTAAGTATTTCCAAGGAGTCCACCAAGATTTTTTTATTAGAATATAATATCCATTATTAATTCCATAAATTTCTTCAATTTCAATTTTATACTTTGCCATTTTTGTTTGTTTTAAATTAAAAAATATACCTAATAGTATTCCAAGGAATTATCTCTGCATGTAAGCTTTTAAATTCCTCTATAAATTTTGCTTTAAGATCATATCTATATCTTAGATTGACACTTCCATAAGAAGATATTTTATGTTCCTGAATGTCAGGACGCCATAATAAATCTTCACCAGGAATATCATGTTCTAAATTATACAAATGTTTTTGAGAATTGTGAGTAAGAAAAATAACTTCTGATTTCACAGAATCATCATTCCACACATAGTTTGTAGCATAAGATCTTACTAAGAGAAATAATTCTCGATAATCTTCTAACCAGCCGTCATAGACAACTACAGGACTAAAATTAAGATGCACCTCATAGCCAGCATTTTGAAATAATTCTACAGCTCTAAGCCTTTCATTAATTATACTTGTATTAGGCTCTAAAATTGCTCTAAGTTTTTCTGGCATAAGACTAAATCTTATTCTAACCTTTTCATGTGGATCAAACTTTAGCAGCTCTTTGTTTACATATTTAGTTGCAAGAGTTGCTTTAGCAATAGGATGATTCTTGAAGAACTCAAATATCTTTTCCCATTGATGATATTTAGCATGTGCTACAAAATCTTCATTGCAAGCTAAATCATAAGTGACAAATCCAGGATCAGTTTGATTTGGTTTTTCTACATCCGCATAAAAATAAGCATGATTATTAACAGCTGTTAAGATATCATTATAATTTTCTGCAACTGTTAGGCCTTTAGGCTTGTGTCTTTTCATGTAGCAATAAGCGCATTCTAGAACACAGCCAAAACCAAACGAAGGAGTAATATAGTCGCTGCTTCTACCGCTAAACTTTATCTCCATGCTTTTTCTTCTTACTGTTTCTATAAGCTTGCTCATAATCAACTAATTGGTAAATCCATTGCCACCATTTCTATGTGTGATTCAGGAAGATCAAATAGATCCATTAGCTCTATCATCTTGCCATTAGACATGTTTGTTAGAGCGCTAGATTCTTCTATTAAACTTTCTGAAACTCCTTGATCATCAGGAATGCCAAATACATCGATAAAGTATCCCAATGCATGATCAAAGCCATATGCTACACTTCGACCGTCTTCTAAATTTTTAGTATATCTACTCATTTTCTTTGTTTTCAAAATCATCAACTTCATTATACACTTCTACTATCATGTTGTAGAACAAAGCTGCTAACAGGTTTAATACTCCAATAATGCCAGTAATAATTATTATGGCCATCGATCCATCATATCTATATATGACCAGATCTAATAAAATAATAGCAATAAAAACTGCTGTAAAATAAGCTCTCATGATTTTATACTTTTAATGTCATAATGCGTTGATACAAAACGTTTATGATTTAAATAACTAAAGCTACAAAGTTCATGAAATTTAGCTAAGCAATGCCAATATGACCCTCTCATTATTTCTTTTGCTCGTGCTTTTCCTTTAGCAGTTTCTGGTTTGACTACTAATTTAAATTTACCTTCTTTCATGATTTAAGTTTTAAAATAAATAATACAAATATCCCTAAGTATATCAGGAACATACATAAGTTGATTAGTTTACTTTTCATTTTATTTTAAATGTTTCTTCTACTAATTTCATAGCATCTTGTAGACCTTTCTTTTCTGCTGTTAAACTTTCTATTTGTATAGCATCAAAATGTTTATCTAAAATTTCTAGTTTTAACTCATCTGTTAATGTTTGAGTTTCTAAATTCATTATAAACTCGTGGAAATCATTTCTACTCATTTTCTTTAGTTTTAAAATGTTCTTTTAGTTTTCTTAAATAACTAAGAATTTGCTTAGCTACAAACTCTTCATTAAACCCTTCTGTGAGATCCTCTTCCATTTGGAAAAGCTCATCAAGCTCTTTAGCTTTCTGCTCTTTTACTGTCATATTTTGTCTTTCTTAATTAGCAACATGATTAACACTAATTCCATGAAAGCAATAGTATAATTGCCTTTATGTACAAAATATGCACCTGATAATACTACCAGGATAAAATACATTTTATCACTAAATAAATAATTTAATAACTTTTTCATTGTTCTTCTTTTTTTGGTTTATAAATATGATACTCGCATTTACCTGTTTCATCAGGCTTAAAATCACCATATACTTGCTGATATCTACTAGGCACAGCTGTGAATCTATAACATGTCTTTTTCTGAAGACAATTTTCATTTTTGCATAAACTTATATCTGGCATATCAAATCTTTTTAAATTGTTCTCCACTCTATTAATTGACAATATTTACATTTTTTTGGAACAAATACTTTTTTGTCTATTAATTTATATCTATCATTAACTATATCCCAATTATGAGTATGGTTTTTATATAAAAATCTAATAAACCAATCTGCTATTCTTTGTTTCATCTTACTCTGATTTAAGTTGTTCTACTTTATGCGCTATCATTCGCATAATTAAATTGTTGTTATACCTAATATCTTCAGGAGTTATACTTCCTGCATAAGCAATAGTTCTAATAGCTGCAGTGCTGTATTGGTCTAACCAGTAATTTACGAACTCCACTATTTCAGCTTGAAAACTTTCTAGATTTTTAAGTTTTGAGTTTAGCTCTTTGATTGTAGCAAGTAAATCTTCTATGTTATTTTCTATAGCACTTTCTTCAAATACAGTATCAGCAGTTGAAGCATAAATGTATTTAGCAAAGTTTTGGTATTGCCATGCACAAGCAGCTTTAGATCTGCCTAGTTTTTTAGCAGCAAACTCTATTCCTTCTTGTAGGCTTAACTTGTTTTCATCCACAGCTATTCTTACAAAATGAGCCAATAGATTTCTCTCTTCGTTTGTCCAACGAACCATATGTTTATTCTCCATGTTTTGTTTAATTTAAATTGCTGATTCAATTATAAAATACAGTATGCCTGTACATAGTATTATTCCTGTTATTATTCCTAATATAAAATACTCCCAGTTTTTCATTTGATTAAATTTTTAATTTTAATTATATACATACTGTCTTCAGCATAATGTTTAGATAAATAATTTAACAAACTTTTTTGAGTTCTAAACTTGCTTAAATATTTGCTATAATACAGTGCATAGTCTATTACAGATTCCCTCCAATGAGTATATTTTGCATGTTTTAAATACTCTCCAGAACAAGTAGTTGGCCTACACTTAGCTTGTTTCATGCCAAAAAGATTATTAGAGATTATAAATGCTTTTGATTTAAAATTTCCTGTTTCTAAACAAGCCTGTGCATATGCTACATCATAATGTTTGATATTTAAAGCTTTTAGATACTCTTTAAACTTTTCTGGAGTAAATTCATCAGGATTTTCAGGTATAATCCTCGTTTCTGTCCTTACTATTACTTCAGGATCTTTGTCTTTTCCCATAGCTACCATCAACATAGCAGCTGCGTATAAACAAAACACTATTAATAATGCTCGAAAATGTCCCATAAAATTTAGATTAGTTAATAAAAGATGGCAGGACACTCTTCTCCTGCCAGAACTTACCTACAAGTATTAATCCATTAAACACACGCAACTTTTAAACGGAGTTGTCAACCCTTACCTATAGGAAGCCACGAAAAAGTGTCAAGTAAACGACTTCCTAGAGACCACTACAAGATTCGAACTTGTATCTTCTGTAAACAGATAAAAACAGAAAGGCTATTCCTTTTTACCCCAAATGGCCTACAAGATAAACTATAAACTAACTAAACAAATTTACAAAAAAGGATTACTTAATCCTAATTGACTGAAGTATTTAGCTCTTCTTGAGTCTAACTCATAGTCTTGAATAATATGATTGTGTTCTAGTTCTAAATAATGTTCTATATCTTCTACAAGACACAGCACATTAAAGTGTTGAGTTATTAAATCAGCCATCTCTTGATTATCTTCAGGCTTATAGTCTAATTGGATAGTGCGTAAATACAGCCCTATTTCATCTAATCTTACACGTGGTTTATTCTGAGTATTATTCATAGTATATATTAATAGCTAAATCAGAAAAAAAAGGGAAAGTAGCCTAAAGACCACTCTCCCTTATTACTAAACAATTATCTTAATGATTACTCACCAAGAGCACTTGCGATAGCATCAGATGCTGTACCAGAAACTGTTTGACGAGTAGTATCATCATAAGTAAAATGCTTAGGCTCGCCTATTACAACAGTAGTACGAACATAAATATATTTACCATCTTTCATGATAAAATCTCCATCTTTACCTGCACGCTTAGCTCTACTTTCAAAGTTTGCAACTTCCCAGTTGCTACCTTCAGTAGTCTCTGTTATTTGAATATTCAAAGATCTTGAATCTCCAGCAATTTTTGGATCTACCATATCAATAGTAAGTTCTTCACCTTCTGCAAGGTTAAGATCTAAACCAAACTGAGCTTTGATATCTGAAGCCTCACCAGACAACCAAGCATATCTTGCTTTACTTTGGTTAAACCTATCGTCAGAAGCATTAAGCAATCCAATGATACTTGTAGGAGCTTTTCCAAGATCTACAACTTGAGAAAAACAAAGTTGGATTTTACCACCTTTAACACCTTTTGCTGATTCTAAAACTAATTTGTTCATGATTTTTGTTTTTAATAGATAAATAAATAAATAATTAAGGTGCTCAAGACAGACTTGTAAAGTCTATAAGAATATAACACTGAGCAAGTATTATATAATTGCCTACTGATATTTTTTTGACGTAGCTAATCAGTAATTGGCCAGGAAAAATAAAAGAACATAATAGCAAAAGCGCCGAGTAAGATAATTCTTAGCTCGACGCTTTCTCCCTTTAAACCATAAGTTTAATGTGCTGCAAGATCAATTTCTGATCCTTTGTAAGTTTTGGTTTCTGGATTATATTTTATATAATAATCCTTTTTAGTAGCAAAATCTGCTGTAAATGTCATAAAATTAGCATATGGATAAACACCTGTTTCAAAGAACAAACGTTTACTGTTGCCTTCTTGGTCTGTATAAAATATAACAAGCCATTGATTATCTGGCAACATAGCCCAATATGTAGAATCTCCCATATCAAGGACATCGATATCTGTATTTTCTAAATTATCTACTTTAATAGAATCGTTAGAGATATGATATTGAACCTTGTAAATACTTATTTCATAGCTATCAATATTTTTAGCTTTGAATAAAATAGGAACCTGCGCTATAATACTCTCCGAGAGTATTAGTAGCAATATTAAAAATAGTAGTCTCATAATTAATTAATTATAAATTTCAGCATAATCAACTGCTTTAAAAGCTAAATGAATTTGGTAAACTTTAGGAGGAGTGTTTATTAATCTATCAAAATCTTTCGATAGATTATTTATTTTATACTTAGACTTCAAAGGTTGAATGTCATAGTATTTCTGCCACATAAAGTCCAGAATTTCATCTTCTTCATCTTTGCGACCGTTAGTATAAATAGTTAATATTATACCATCTTCGCATTGAATTTTAATCTGATATACAAAATCGTCTTCCATGGTTTAAAGAGTTTTAAGTAAAGATAAAACAAAAGAGCCTATAGAAGTTAATTCTACAGGCTCTTGCAGATCTATAAGATCTGTTACCAGTTAAGCACTGGTTGACTTCTACCGTATTGATCACAGACATTTTTTCTGAATTTACGATCAAACCAACGGTGACGTTTAAATTTGCGATTGTGTTTTTTGTAATTAAATCCTTTATTTTTTTTTGCAGGTCCTTCAGGAAAGTATACAAACTCTCCTGTAGTTAAATAACTAACTACTTCTTCACGAGTAGCATATTCTACACAAGTATTGTCTTCAAAACATACAACATAATATTCTTGTTGTTCTTCCATAGGAATCACTGTTCCTGCTAGAATGTAAATGGCTAATAAAAAGTTCATAATTGTTAAGATTTAGAGATTATAAAAATTGTTATTACTCATAAGTTATAGCTTAATGAGGTTTTAATTAAATAAACAAAGCTTTCACCGTCATTTGCAGCTTTAGACGTATAGTTAGTTAATCTACTATTTTAATACTATCAGCAGATTTTAATTGCTCTATTCTTTCAGGAGATAAGCCTTTGAGTAGGTCTTGTTTGGACACTTGAAACCAGGTTTCAATAGATTCCATACCATCATACTCATCGATGTAGTATTCACAGCCATCAGGAGCCCAAACAATAGCAAGTTCAGCACTGCTACCCCATGATTCTTTACCTAATTCTCTTACTACTTCTACTAGTACAGGATCATGTCTTTTGATATCATTTGCATTAAAAACATCATTTTCTCCTACTATATAGTATTTGTGGTATTTACCTGATTTGACACCATTTACTGCAATAGGAATATTTTTCTTTATTAACCATAATTCTACTGCTCGATTAGATAATCCATATCCACCATAGCATTTGTTGATTACAATTTCCATTTGTTTAAAGGTTTAATGATTAGTAATAATGAAAATATTTCTTTCTTCTAAAAGAACCATCTTCAGAGCGCATTGCTGCGATTATTTTGTTTGGTGTAGTAAATATCATACCTGATCTGGTATATTCAAATACTACTAAGATTTCGTCTGTTGATGAATACATGTGTTTTAGTTTTAAAGGTTGTTATTATTTACCCCTCTGCACTCAGTTGTAATAGAACCTGTGTTGTTCACGGTTTAACCCGTCCAGGTATTGCGCACTACTATCTATTACAACTGCTCACCCTTGGGAAGTGAGTTATGGTGCATTAATACAAGTGGAACTATTGCCTCTTAATGGGACCCTTAGAATAGTTTACTCCACTTGTTTGCATGCCTCTTTCATGGTCACATGCTCCCATATCTCCTGCATTATGGCTCAGGTAACCTTAATCCATTTGCACTCAGTTGTAATTCTCGGTCTATATAACGAGGCTTTGATACAATCTCTTCTTACAACTGTTTACTTTTAAAAGTGAAAGTAGTGCATTTGGTAGAAAGTGTAATAGCTACCCAATAAACAGAGTCTTGGTACAAACATTCATTTGCAACTGGTTATAAACCTCATCTGTTTTATGGTTGTGGGCATTACCCACCACTTTGATATCTACTTTTAAAGTACCAAAGGTTTTCAAGCTCTTGTCTTAAGTTTGTTTTTATGCCAACAAACACATAGCTATTACAATAGGATTACCCCTCTGCACTCAATCATGATACAATGTCCGTCTAAACATTATTCTCGCCACATTGGGTCTATCACAGGTCATAGGATAGATAAATCCGTCCTCACTGCATAACATCATGATTGTCTACCCTTGGGAAGTAGAAATGGTGCATTAATAATGGCAGCCTAAAGTACTTTACTGCCTCGTGATTTCTGTGCATACTACAACTTTTTCCCTCAACCCTATACCCGTGCAGATATAGTCTCTATAGAGTTCGACAAGTATCACTTTTCCAGTCT